TTCATCTGGAACGGGTTCGGCAAATGGCTGCTGCCGCTGCTCGGCCCGGTCGGCATGATCGCCCTGGCGGTGGACCTGCTCTCTAAGCACTGGTCGCAGATCTGGGGCGCCATAAAGCAGGTCGGCCTCGACTTCTACCAGTGGATCTGGACCGACTTCGGCGCCAAGATCGCCAACTTTCTCACCGTTACCCTGCCCAACGCCTTCGACTCGGCGGTCGCCGGGATCAAGAAGGCGTGGAACGTGCTCGAGGACATCTTCAAAACGCCTGTCAACTTCTTGATAGAGACCGTGTACACGATCGGCATCGAGAAGCTCTGGAACTTCGTGATGAGCGCGGTCAACGGACCGAAGCTGCCCGACGTCAAGGGGCTGGCGGCGGGTGGGAAGATCACGTCTGGCACCGGGCCGACCGCCGACGACGTGCTGATCCGGGCCAGCCGCGGCGAGACCGTCGTCTCGGCCGCCCACTCGAAGATGCTCGCGCCGATCTTCGCAGCCGCGGGCGTGCCCGGGTACTCGGTCGGCGGGATCGTCGGCGACGTCGTGTCCTCCATCGCCAGCGGCGGAGGCCTCGGATCGCTGCCCAGCGAGCTGATGAAGTTCGTCAAGACCGATGCGAACACGGTCGGCGAGCTCGCCACGATGATGATCGGCATCCCCAAGACGATCATCAACACCGCCGTCCACTTCGCCCTGGACCAGATCAAGAACGGTCTCCTGTCCGGCATATCAGGCGGAGGGTTCAGCGGAGGCGGAGGCGGTCCGGTCGGGTCCGGCCCGGCGGCTAACGCCGCCCTGGCCAAGGTTCTGGTCCCGGCGTGGGCCACCGGCGCGAACTGGGCCAGCTGGAACAACCTGGAGATGCGCGAGGCTGGCTGGAACAACCTCGCTATGAACCCGTCCTCCGGCGCGTTCGGCATCGCCCAGGCGCTGCCGTACACCAAGATGCCGAAGATGGGCTGGCCAGCGTCGGCTGGCGGCTCCGCGGACCCGGCGGTGCAGATCTGGTGGATGTACCAGTACATCCTCGGCCGCTACGGCACCCCCGAGGCCGCGTGGGGCCACGAGATGGCATACAACTGGTATGGCAACGGGCTCGACGGGGTCTTCTCGCACCCGACCGTCATCGGCGTGGGGGAGAAGGGGGCCGAGCATGTCAGCGTCACTCCGCTGGCCTCCTACGGCAAGCGGGGAAGCAGCAAGGACACGCTCGACAGGCTCGTCGCGATGATCGCCGGTAGCAGGCCCATGATCGGCACATATCAGACGGCGTTCTACGGTACCGGAGACGTCGAATACGCCATGCGCGAGCTGGCCAGGACGCTGCGCAACACCGAGTTGCAGTCGGTGGTGGCTGGATCATGAGCGATCCGATCCTCAGCTCGGGCCAGTACTCCATCGACGGCCTGGTGTTCGGCAGGGGCCAGGTGGTCTCGATCGCCAAGACGACGGTTACCCCGGGCAGCCCGGTGGCGCAGGACAACCAGCTGATCAACAACGACGGACGCCGGTTCGGCTTCGACGTGCTGCCTGGCATGATGGTCTCCTTCACCGGCCAGGCGTTCACCCAGGGCGACACCGGCCTGGCACAGCTGAACGCGCTCGACGCCTTCGCCGCTGCGTGGGAGAAGAAGTCGGTTCGGTGGACCCCGGGAGCGGTCAGCACGCTGCGGGCCATGTACCCGGGCAGCTCCGTCACCCGGCGCGCCTACGGGCGCGGCCGGAACTGGAACCCGGTCCTCGGCATGGTGAACCAAGGCTACGTGCCGTTCACCGCGGACTTCGAATGCGCCGACAACGTGTTCTACGGGGACACCCTGCAGTCGTTCACCCTGGGCACCGCCTACGCCTTCTCCGGCGGCGGCGTGGCGCCTCCGCTGACCCCGCCGGTGGCGCTGGCCGCGGTGCAGACGGCGGGCAACCTGGTGCCCGCGGCGGACTCCGACTTCGAGCTGCCGTGGACCGGGAATTGGACGCCGATCACGCTGATCTCGTCCCTCGGTCCGTCGACCGACTGGGCCTCGATCGGCACGCACTCGATGAAGGCCGTGATCACCGGGGCCGGTACCGCGTCGGCCAGCTACGCGAACATCCCGGTCATCGCCGGGCTGTCCTACTCGGCCAGCGCAAAGGTACGGGTCAGCTCGGGCAGCGGGACCGCCACGCTGAGCGGCCAGTGGCTCAACGGCGCGCTGGGGGCCATCGGCTCCCCGGTCACCTTCGGCACGGTGACCGCGACGACCGGCGGCGTAGCGGTCAGCGGGCTGCAGGCCGCGCCCACCGGCGCCGCGTACCTCGCCCTGTCCGTCAGCTACGCCGCGTCCGGGGCCGTCAGCTTCTACACGGACACGGTCGTGCTCACCCAGGGTGTCTACTACGGCAGCGCCATCCTGAACTCGGGGACGACGGACACCTGGCCGGTCATCACGATCACCGGTCCGTGCATCAATCCGTCGATCGTCTTCCCGGGCAACTCGGCGTCCCTGACCATACAGACGACACTGGCACCGTCCCAGACTGCGGTCATCTCCACGGTACCGTGGAACCGGTACGTCGGAATCACCAGCTCGATCGGGGCCGACCCGTACGGGTCGACCGCCGTAGCCGCGTCCCTGAGCGGGTCCGTGCGCGGCAACCCGCTGGACAGTTTCATGATCCCGCCCGGAACCCTGATTCCGGTCACCTACTCGGCGCAGGATCTGAGCGGCACGTCGCGCTGCACGGTCTCCTGGCGCAACGCTTTCAAGATGATCGGAGGGTCAGTACCGTGACCTGGACGCAAGGACTTTGGGCCGTTGACGGAAACACCCTCGACGCATCGCTGTGGCGACAGCAGCTGTACGCGGCCAGCATGAAGAACTCCGGGATCATGTCGCCGACCGACCTCAAGGTCACGGCCTTCGGGACGCCCGGCGCTGGCGTCAACATCGCCGGTGGGTCCTGCGTGATCGCCGGTAAGGAGCTGTCCGGCGGCCAGCAGGGCAGCTACTACGGCTTCAACAACGGCACCGACACCGTGTCCGTGGCCGCCACCGGCGGGTCCATCCGATCCGACCTGATCATCGCCAGGGTCGAGGACCCCACGTTCAGCGGCTCGCCGTGGTCCTGGAACCCGGCCACCCAGAACATGATCTACTCGCGCGACATCTCCGGCGTGGCCGGTGGCACGGTGCTCGTGCCCGCCGGGACCACCGGGATCCCCCTGGCGAGGATCGACATCCCGATCAGCACGTCGGCGATCACCAACGCTATGATCACCGATCTGCGGGCGCTGGCCAACCCGACGCGCCAGACAGACCTCTATGTCAACACCCCGGTGTCCACCGACGCGATGAACGCCAGCACGGACAGCAACACGGTGTTCCGCAACTGGGGCCCCTCGTTCCCCGCGGTCTACATCCCGACGTGGGCCGTCCTGATGCGCTTCGTCTTCTCCGTGGCCGCCAGCTCGAACGGAGGCGCGTCGCACGGATGCGCCATCGTCATCCAGCTGAAGGTCGGTTCCTCGATCCTGTCCCAGAGCGGCGGCATGGGCGACCCGGCGGTGGGTTCCAACGTCGGCTTCCAGTCGGTGGGCGTGGTCGGCGACACCGTGAACGTCTCGAGCCTGCAGGGACAGACCATCGCCGTCCAGCCGCAGGCGAGGATCGCCCAGGCAGGCACCCCCCAGGGCACGGTCACGATCAACTCCTCGTCCACGGAGACCCTGACCTGCTACTTCCTCGAGGCTCCGCAGTAGATGGCAGAGCAATGGCAGTACTTCGCCCAGCGCATCCTCGACGGCACCTGGCTGGACCGGGTCGGTGCGCAGATGTCGTCCGTCTCGATGACCTGGGACCTGGCCACCGACCAGTTCCAGGGCACGATCACACCCATGGACAGGGACCGGATCGCCGCCGACGGATCACCGTTGTTCAACGAGTGGTCCACCGCGATCTACGCCGTCGAGTCGGGGGTCATCCGCTGGGGTGGGATCCTGGTCGACTCCGAGTTCACCGGCCCGGGGTGGGCCCTTAGCGCCATCGGGTTCCGCGGGTACGCGAACGGCAACATGTACACCGGCGCCGACTACTCTCAGAGCACCGTCGATCCGCTGGACGTCGTCCGATACCTCTGGTCATACCTGCAGTCGCAGCCCAACGGGAATCTCGGGCTCACCGTGGACGCCACGAAGAGCACCACGGTGGTCGGAGCGGACGCGTACGTCGTGGCGCCGGGCAACCAGACGCTGGCCCAGATGGCCGCGACCGCCAACCTGACCCTGGCTAAGATCAATTCTCTGAACACGGTGGCGCGCCGGAAGGCCAACGGGTTCACGGTGCAGACGCTGCCGCAGACCGGCAACGTACCGGCCGGGGTTCCGGTCCTCACCGGCTCCGCCCCGCACGTACTGGCCTGGTACAACGCCACCGACTGCGGCCAGGAGCTGACCAACCTCGCGCAGGGCGCGCCGTTCGACATGACCGAGTCGCACACGTGGACCGACGCGACGCAGAACACCGTCTCCCACCGGCTGATCCTCGGGTACCCGCGGGTCGGCAGCAGAGAGTCGGATCTGCGGTTCGTCGAGGGCGAGAACATCACAAAGCTGGTCGACACGTCCCGGGACGGGACGAAGTACGCCAATGAGATCCTGGCAGTCGGAGCCGGTACCGGGTCGGCCGCCGTCCGGGTGAACCTCGGATCTCCGGACCAGAACCGCCTGCGGCGGTGCGGGTCGGTCGTCAATTCGGGGATCAACGGCGCCAACCAGCTCACCTCGCTGGCTCAGCGGGCCCTCACCTCGCTGCAGGCACCGCTGGCGGGGCAGATCGCCAGCTGCACCTGGCTCAACCACCCGAACGCGCCGCTGGGCAGCTTCCAGCAGGGCGACGACATCCTGGTCACGGTCATGAACGGGTGGATGGCCGGGCGGTCCATCTGGCATCGGATCACCTCGTTCACCTACGAGCCAGCGACGAGGACCGGCACGCTCACCCTGGCGCGCAGCGACTCGTTCACCTACGACCCGTCCGGCACGACGGTGACGCCATGACCGACTACGCCCTGGCCAAGGCCGTCGCACAGCTCGCCGCCCAGGTGGCCAAGACCCAGCAGGACGTCAAGCTGCTCCGGCAGTCGCAGACGACGAGCCAGCTCGGCCGCTCGAGCATCGACAACGGATTCCTCACCGTGGTCAGCGGAGGTACGGTCCGCCAGATCATCGGGCTCCAGCCGGACGGGACCGTCACCACCGTCGACCAGAGCGGGCCAGCGCCGGTGTCCCCGTCCGCACCCACCGTGACGGCCACGCCGTCCGGTCTCACCGTCGCCTGGGACGGCACATACTCCGACGGCTCGGCCCAGCTGATGGACTTCGCGGACGTCGAGGTGCACGTGTCCACCTCGACGGGCTTCACCCCGAGCGTGCTCACGCTGCGCGGAGCCCTGCTGAAGGCCGGGCAGACCACCGTGGCGCCGCTGACCGCGGGCACCACCTACTACGTCGTCCTGCTGGCCGTGAACACGTCCGGGGTCAAGTCCGCGGCCAGCGCCCAGTCGTCCGGCGTGCCCCTGGCGACCCTCATCAGCCCGGTCACCGCGAGCGAGATCGGGTACATCGGCGTGCTGAACGCCAACCCGTACCTCACCGGTGGGGACGGCACCGGCTGGGCAGCCGGGGGCAGCGTGGGCGCAGCCGTCAGCGTGGTCAACACCCAACCGGCGGGCTCCCCCTACGCCTACGCGCTGAAACTCGTCTCGGACTCCTCGGGCAGCGGGGTCGCCTGGGAGCAGGGGCCGCCAGCGTTCCCCGTGCTGCTCGGATCGCAGTACCTCGTCAGCGGCCTGTTCTACACGCCGGGAACATCGATCGACCTGGGGCTGTCGTTCCTGCTCGCCGGTGTGTGGGTCACGAACGTCTCCCAGAACATCCCGATCACCCCGAACACCTGGACACAGATCACCGCGGTGATCACCGCGCCATCCTCCGGAGTCGACAGCGCCGGGCCGGTGTTCCAGACGGACGCCGAGGTCAGCACGTACACCATGTACGGCCAGGCCGTCATCGCCCTCCCGCAGGTCCCCGGAGGGCTGATCCAGGCAGGCACCATCACAGCCGTCCAGGTCGCCGCCGGGATCGTGGTGGCCGGGATCGTGGACGGCACCACGATGCACACCGCCACGCTCGAGGTCGGTGCATCGGGCACCGACAACGGGGTCTTCGTCTACGACGGCGTGCCCAACTCCGGCAACCTGGTCATCTCCCTGGCGGGCCAGGCGGGCACGGACGCGTACGGGAACGTCTACGCGGAGGGCATCATCGTTGCCCCCGGGTACGGGGCCATCGACGGGTCGAGCATCGTCACCGGCACGCTCCTCGGAACAGCCCTGGCCAATGAGGCGGTCACGGCCGTCCAGATCGCCGATGACACCATCACATCCGGACAGCTCGCCGCCCTGTCCGTCGGCGCCTCCGAACTGGCTGCGGGCGCGGTGTACCCCGGCGCGATCCAGACCGGCGCCGTGACGTCCAACACCATCGCCGCGAACGCCATCGTGGCCGGGCTCATCGCGGCCGGTGCCATCGACGCCTTCGACATCAACACGGGTACGCTCACCGTGGCCGGGTCACATGGGCAGATCTTGGTCTACAACGGAGTGGCGGCGTCCGGAACGCTGTTCGTCTCCATCGCCGGAACGGCTGGGATCGACCAGTTCGGCAACAGCTACCCGGCGGGTATCGCGGTCACCAACAACGGGACCATCATTGGAGCAGACATCATTATCCGACCCTCACAGGGCGCGCTGATCGGATACAGCACATGACCGAGATCTTCGCTCCACCGATCACCCTGACACTCGCTGGAAAGGAAGGCCACGATGACCGCATTGACGACGGCACAGGCGGCGGCACTGCTGAAGGCGTCACTCGGAGTGGCGACCCTGACCGCGTTCTCCGGGTCGGCCAAGATCCGTCTGACGACCAACGCCCCGACGGCCGCGACGGCGGGCACTGAGCTCACCGGCACCGGATACACCGCAGGTGGGCAGGCCGTGTCCTTCAGCACGACGTCCACGAACTCGACGACAGGCCCGACGTCTACCATCTCGTGGACCAACAGCTCCGGCGGATCATGGTCCATCGTGGGCATCGAGATCTGGGACTCGGCCGGTACACCTGTGCGCTGGTGGTTCGGCACCTGGAACGGCCAGCCGGTAGCCGTGGCGAACGGCAACACCTTCACGGTGTCCGCCGGAGCCGTCACCGTGCAGATCTAAGGGGGTCTGCCATGGGCGTGACCTTCGTCCGATCGACGAACAACCGGGTCTCCACCGGCTCGGTATCCTCGATGACGCTCAGCATCAGCGCGTCGGCGGGGCAGATGGTCTTGGTCCAGGGGTTCCCGTCCGGCGGATCGTCCAGCACGCCGGTCAGCTCAATCACGGACAACGGCGGCAACAGCTGGGGCTACCCCGGGAGCTACTCGAGCAACCTGGCCGAGTACACCGGCGGGTCCGGGGCGTTCGTCGGGTACTGCAACGTCAGCCACAACCTCTCCTCGGTCACGGTGAACATCCCGACCGCCAGCGAGCTGACCGTGTGCGTGTCCGTCTACAACGGCGCCAAGACGTCCCTTCCGGTCCGCCAGAGCACGACCGGAACCAGCACGTCCCTGTCACTCAACGTGCTCGGCGGCGGCCTGACCCTGGGCACGTCCAACACATCGAGCGGCACGTCGATCAGCGGGCTGGCCACGCTCACCACGAACCACGGCAACCTGGCGGGCTACGGAACACCCGGCCCCAACGAGACACAGACCTTCTCCTGGTCCCCGTCGCAGAACGCGCCCGCGGTGTTCACCGAGTTCCTCCAGGGCTCCACGGTCATGACCATCTACGGCACGGCCACGGTGAGCGACCCGGAGTCGCTGACCGCGAACGTGAACCTGGGTGCCATCTCCACGCTCATGGAAATAGATCTCCTGACGGCCAACCCGGGCGCCAACCCGCACGTGGCCTTCAGCGCGATCACCCCCGACCAGACCGACGCCAACGGCATCCCGCTCATCCACGGGCTGACGACGTACAACTACCTGAGCGCTCCCGCCACGCAGTACGACCACTGGATGTCCCTGCAGGACGGCCAGCTTGCCGCCGGTCTCTACAACGCATCCCGCAACAGCGGGCTGACCGTGGCGAGCAGCGTGCCGACGTGGACCGACTCCGGGAGCAGGACCCTGGGCATGGTCCGCAGCTACAGCGCGGACTCGACCGCGGACCTGACTAACTTCGGCGCCGAGACCGACGTCACCGGCGCCACCGTCTCCGTCGTCGTCACCGGCTCCAACGCCACCGTGATCGTCACCGGCGATTTCACATTCGTGGACGCGAACACAGCACAGCCGATCGAGTTCATCGGGTATCTCAACTGGAACGGCGTCGATCAACTCCAGCAGGTCATTTTCGAAGGCAACTTCAACGGCGCAATTGCCAGCGTCGCGCGCACCTGGCGCATCACCGGGGTCACTGCGGGCACGTACGTGGCGAAGCTGCGTGCCTTCTGCAGCACCGCCAGCGTAAACAATAAAGTCGCCCACCCGAACACCGGCATCACCGCCCTGCTCATCGATCAGTAAGGAGATTGACATGGCTGTAGGATTCCCGGCCGGGACCAACGAGTCCCAGGTCATCGCGACCGCGCAGAACGCGCTGGTCGCCCTGCGCAATTCTCTGAAGGTCTGCGACGACTTCCACCAGTGGCTGTCCGCCTACTCGGCGGCCGACCTGGAGGCAGCGCCGATCAACCTCGACGCCGTGTCGGCGGCGGCGCTGCTCGGAGCCTTCGCGGACGCCAGCGCGCTCTACCAGCTCTACAACACCGGGGCGCTGGTCAGCCCGCCGTCTGGCTACACCACGCCGGGCACGTACAAGTTCGGCGCCAGCCAGCGCACCGTCATCGGCCCGCTGAGCTGACATGACGTGGCTGGCGCGGTCCCTCGGCCCGAGATGGAAGGCATCGCCCATGGGCTTCTCCGGATACACCCCGATCGCCGCAATCAGCCTGCAGGAGATCAACGTCCTGTGGACGTCGGATCTCGCCGGTACGCTCATCGACCCGACGGTCGGCCCGCTGCCCGTCAAGATGGCGTTCCCGCTCTCCAGCGGTAACACCAACGCCCCTGCACAGCCGGTTACCTGGTATACCGCCAGCTGGCTGAACGGCACTACGATCAAGGGGTGGGTTGCACAGTGCCTGGTAGGCCCTAGCGGAGTGGTGACCCTCGCCGCCGGGAACGATTACGACGTGTGGTCCCAGATCCAGGGGGCACCTGAGATCCCAATGGTCTTCGTGGGCGTCCAGCATGTGTACTGAACAGACGCTGGACACGAGAGAGAGGCATCAGTGGAATGGCTGACCCGACTGGCGCGGCTCTGGCGCGAACTCCTCAGAGACATCCTTCTCACGGGAGCGGGACTGGCGGTGATCGGAAGCCAGGTCGTGTCGAAGCAGCCCAACCCATATCTCATAGGGGCGGGTCTCAGCCTCACCTTCCCGTCCACCTACGTGAAGATCCGGGAAATCTTGCTCGACGCCTCTGGTACCGAGGGTGGGTCTGGTTCGCCATCGGCGCCTCCTGGGCCAGCGCCTTCTTCATCGCCCTCCGTGCATCCGTCGGAGGCTGGCGTTGGTGAGAAAACCGTTTAGGGGTATATGGGAACACATGCGCCTGGGACCGATGACCAGCGGAGCACGGCGAGGGCTGGTGTACCTTCTCCTGCTGGCCCTGATCATCGACGCCGCGGAGTTCTACCTGTTCGCCCGGTCCGTCAACAGCCTGACGACCCAGCAGCATGCGCAGTGCAGGTTCTACGATGATCTGGGTGTCGCGCCGATCACTCTCAATCCGGCGACCGGCAAGCCGTCTCTGCTCGGCGTCGAGCTCGTCTCGGATGCCAGAGTGGCCTGGCACCAGCTCGGCTGCCCAGGCATGGAGCAGCCTGCGGATCCGTCGTTCACGCACTGGGCCGCGTATTACAAATTGCCCACGAGTTGATACCGTGGGCGTATGAGCAGGCAGGACAGCAGGGCGGTTGAGCGCACCTTGGCGGCGTTGGAGACGCTGGCCGCCGAGGGCGTGGCGCAGGTGAGTGTGGCGCGCGTGCTGCAGCTGCTCGGCCGGGCCGCTACGGATCCCGCAGACAAGCCCGCAGACAAGCCCGCGCCCGTTGACCCCAGGGCAGACCCGTTGACCGGCTGTATGCCCGTGACAGCCCCAGGAGGGCACGATGGCGACACCGAGGAAAGACACCGCGGATTCCGCGGCTGACAAGCCTGCCCGGAAGGCAGCGCAGGCCAAGCCGAAGGCCAAGGCCAAGGCCGAGGACGCGACGCACGAGGTGCTGCAGTCGGTCGTGGTCGACGGCGAGGAGCTCAGCCCCGGGGACTCCGTCCGCCTCGAGCCGCTCGACGCGGCCCTGCTCGAGAGCCACGGGTACGCGCGCAAGCTGTGAACGACGGAGCCGGACGGGGGCAACCGTCCGGCTCACGTCCTACTCTACCCGGCCATGGCCGCATCGCGCCGTCTCCGGAGAGTGCTCTTCTCCCGGTACAGCCGATACTTCCTTTCGAATTCCTGTCCGTATGCCTCGACCAGTAGTTTCTTGAGGATGCAGAACGGCGACCGCTCGTCGTGGACCTTGCCGTCGTATTTGATGCTCAATTCGTTCAGGGCCCGGCAGACCTCGTCCATCTCGTACTTGTTGAGCTCCACCCGGCGCCCGCGCAGCGCCTGATCCACCGCGACGAAATCAATGAGGCCGTCGTCGGACGTCAGCTCAGAATTGAGGAACGGGCGCATCCCCACCTGGACACGCCGCTCTCCGGCGAATACGGGGTAATGCCTGTGGATCGCCATCACGCCCGCCCCTTCACAAAGGTGAGGTGCAGGTAGGCGGAGATTCCGGCGTCGTAGTCGAGGCGCTCAGGGAGCGCGTCGTACATGTCCCGCTGGTACGCGCTGGCGGCGTCCCGGATCTGTCCGCCGTCGAAGCCGTAGCGCGTGTGCAGCCGCATGGCGTAGGCGTACCCGCTCATCCAGGCGGGGGTGATGTCGTCGTTGTCCGGGCTCACTGCGATGTTCCCTGTCACCTCGATCGCTGATCCGTCCGCCATGAATACCACGCCATTGTCCGGGGCCTCGGTCACGGTGCCACCTCGACCAGGCCAGCGTCGATCATGTCCACCGCCGTGCGGCCGTACGACCCCTGCAGCGTCCAGGCCAGGCCGGTGTTCACCAACCGCTGGAACAGGTCGACGACCTGCTCCTCGGTGGCTTCGCCCTGCTCGTACGCCAGGATGAGATCCAGCAATCCGTCCATATCGTCGTTGATCATTGTTCCTCTTCCCTGATCTTCTGGCCCGTGGTCCGGGCCCTCCAACTGATGACAACTACACCCTAGCAGAACTCTCGTCGGCGGGGTACTTCCAGCCGGACCCGCAGTAGCCGGGGATGCCCCGGCGCACCCACGCGTCGACCTCCTCGATGCTGAACCAGCGGTATCCGCGGCTCGAGCCCTCGGTCTTGTAGGTGGTCTCCACAGGCTGCGGGAAGCGGTCACCGGCCGCGTTCACGGTGCCGCGCTGCCACCAGTCCCGGATGCGCCGCCGGTCCAGCGGCGGGTCCAAGGCGTACTTCTCCGAGATGATGGACGCCAGCCCTTGGAAGCCGACCAGGCCGTCTCGCTCCTCCCACAGTCTGCCGACAGGCATCGCCTGCCTCCTTCCCTACATGGATACAGGGCCGCCGCCTAGCGGCGGCGACCCTGCGGTCAACTACAGACTATCGCCGGACGGCGACGGCCTCCAGAGCGGGCACTGCCAGCCGCTCGACCTCGTAGGCCCGGTCCGGGTCCTCCAGGGTCTGGGCGTAGGCGGTGATCGCGTTGGCGACGCCGCCCGCGGTGGGCTGGCCGGACAGGATGAAGAAGTCCATCACGCTCTTGGACTCCTCGGCGGTGAAGCCGAGCCCTGCGCAGACCTTCGGCACGACCTCGGTCGCGCTGGTGACCGGCACGGCGGCCTTCTCCTCGAACCCGGCGATCATGCTGGCCAGGTAGTCGGGGGTGAGCCACTGCGTCACGGCGTCGGTGGTCTCCGACTTGATCAGCTGACCGGCGGCCCGGACCGTCTCGAGCGAGGGGCGGATGACGCCCTCGGACAGGGTCTTGCCCAGGTGGACCTTGCGGATCCCGCGCCGGGTGTCGGTCCAGCCGTTGGTGCAGCGCACCAGCACGACCACCGGCGTCAGGTTGTAGGCGCCCGAGCCGGTCTCCGAGTTGTCGAAGTCCAGGCCCATGTAGGCGATCGGCTCGTCGCCCTTGTTGAAGATGTGGTGGTCGCCGTACTGGCGGCGCAGCGCGGACAGGTCACGGTGACCGGCCCGGACGAGGCCGTTGTCCATGCCGCCAGGGCCGGAGAACGGGCTGCGGTAGCCGTCGAGCAGGCCCTCGGCCAGGCCGGAGACCTGGGGGAACTCGAAGCGGACGCGCATCCGGGACTCGGACAGGTCCGAGACGTTCACGACCGGCTGCACACCGGCGGCCTGGATGCCCTGCGTGACCGCCAGCAGCATGTCGAGGTTGTCCATGGACAGGTTGAACCGGTCGCTAAGGACCGCGCGGGCCACGCCCGGCTGGCCCTCTTCGCCCTGGAACAGGCGGAGCAGGAAGCTGCGCTCGTCGGACGGGTGCAGCAGCTCGCCCTCGTGGGACTTGTTGCCGTGCAGCCAGCCGTTGACGTTGCCGTCGATCAGGTCGTTGCGGCCCGCCTCGCGCATGCGCCGGAAGTAGGTCTGGCCGATGTTGAGCTTGTCGGCCAGGCCGCGGTCGGCGATGTCGGTGAGCGAGTAGGTGCCCGCCGCGGGGGTGACGCCGTCCTCGGTGACCTCGGCCACGGTGTTGGCGACCACGAGCTTGCCGTCGCGGCTCCAGATGGAGCGCGCCGGTGCCACCACGTCGAGCTTGCGGGCCTTCTGCGAGTTGAGGATCTGGATCAATTCCTGGGCGCTGGCGTTGCGTGCGGTGAGCTGAACGGTCATCTTCCCTGATCTCCCTTGCCTGGGGCCTCCGCCCGCTGCGGGGGCCTCACTGATGACAACTATGGCAGCAGCCGGGCCCGGTGTCAAGCGGGCAAGAAAAAGCCCGGCCGCGCGACTCGGGGGGTTAGATCGCGCGGCCGGGTACCGGTCAGCTTACTGAGCCCAGGGCGGGGGCGGTGCGCCCTGCGGTCCGGTCTGCTGGTCGGTCTGCGGCGCCTGCTGGCCGTTCCACGGCGCAGCGGGCGCCTGGGACGGGGCGGGCGGAGTGAAGGGCGCCTGGGGCGCCTGCGGGGGCTGCTGCTGGGCCCACGGGGGCTGCTGCTGGGCGGCCTGCTGAGCGCCCGGCTGCGCCCACGGGGGCGCCGACGGGTCGGCTCCGTTCGCCTGGGCGGTCGGCGCCTGGGTCGCCCACGGGTCGGCCTGCTGCGGCGCCTGCGGCGGCGCGTACGGCGCCGTGCCCGGGAACTGCGGGGCCTGCTGCTGCGGCGCCTGCGACTGCTGCTCGTACTGCTGCTGGGTCTGGCCGGGCTGCGCCCACGGCGGAGCGGACTGCGGCTGCTGCGGCGCCGGTGCCTGCTGCGGCTGCCCGGCGTAAGGCTGCGGCGCCTGGCCGGGCTGCTGGAACGTCGGCTGCCCGGGATACATCGGAGCCGGTGCCTGCGGCTGGCCGTACGCTTGCGGCGCGATCTGGCCGCCGTACTGCGGCTGCGGCTGCGCCGGGGCGGGGGTCTGCCACGGGTCCACGCCGCCGGGATAGGCGGGCTGGCCGTACTGCGCCTGGCCGTACTGCGGCGTGGCGGCCATCTGCGGCTGGTACTGCGGCCAGGTCGTCGGGGCGCCCGGGCGCGGCGGGCGCACGTCGCGCACCTTGTTGCGCTGCACGCCCTCATACTCGTCCACGATGATCTTGAGCTGGACCGGCTTGCCGACCATGGCCTGGGCGATCTGCTCTTCCGGCGGGTTGGTCCGCACCCACTCCGACGGAACCCCCATGCTCTCCAGGTGCCGGAACATGATCCCGAGCGACTGCGCGGCGCTCGCGCCTTCCGTGGTCACGGTCATCGGGAACTTGATCTGCGCGCGCCCGGCGTCCTGGCCGGTCGTCACGCGGAACCTGACATCCCACTGGCCCTTGCTACCGTCCTTGGTACGGCCCCACGTGCTCGCCTCCACCACGGCGTCGACCAAGCCAGGCTCGTAGACGAAGATCGAGGCGTCGGCCTGCCCGTACAGGGCACCGAAATCGTACTGACCCATGAGTAAGTTACTTCCTTCCCTGGAGAACCTGCGTGAGCATGGTCTCGGCGGTGTATCCGGGGTGTGATGCGTCCCCGATCTGCATGACGTACGGCAGGCGCCCACCCAGGCGCTCGCCGGTCTCGAACTGCGGATTGGGCCCGATCAGCATCTGGCGCAGGCCGTTGGGCTGCGCGTTGAGATAGCCGAGCACGTCCACGTAGTAGGGCAGGTAGTCCTGCGCCTGGCCTTGGAGCATGGGGCGCCAGCGGCCTTCCTTCTGCTGCGACCCGGCCACGAAGGTCATCGTCCACAGCGGCCGGATCGGGTGCGTGATCAGGTCCCGGTACGCGCGGACCATCGCATTCACCTGGCGGAGCAGCGCGCCCCACTTGTCCCGGTCCATCTGCTGGCCGCGGGTCAGGTCGTCGATGATTCGCTGCTGCACCTCGGTGACCGAGTCCATCGAGCCGGAGTTGAACGGGTGCTGCCCGGAGTTCAGGATCCGGTAGACCTCCATGACGGTGCGCGCCTCGCGCACCAGCACGGTAGCGGTGTCCCAGGTTCCGTCGGGCCGTGGCACGGGCTCGCGCATCGGATCCCAGTAGATCTTCCGGGACGGGGTCCAGAACGAGGACCCCTCGACGTCGAGGGTGAAGCGGGGCGCCGGGCCGGAGTCGGCGAAGGTCGACTTACCGGCCTTCGGCAGACCGTGGATCAGGAACGACAGGCCCTGGCTCTGGCGTCGGAGCGCGGCGGGCGTCGGAGCGGGCTGGTAGGGCTGCGTCACGGTCATCCGACTACCGCGTCCCACATGGCCAGGCAGCCGATGGCCAGGCCGAACACGATCGCCAGGGTGAACACCGTCATGGACAGCGTCGACATGATGTTGTGGATCCTGTCGTGACGCTCCTGTGAAGCGACCTGGCGTAGCGCGATCTCCCGCGTCTTCTCCATGGTGCGTGCGTTCTGCTGGCCGATGACGGCCTCGAGGATGCTCTTCGGCTTCTTCGGCTGGTCCTCAGTGTTCTGAGTCATGACTCGCCGCCTCCTTGGCGCGCTCGATCTCGGCGGGGGTGCGGGTGAAGAAGCTTAGGCCGTCCGCCGGGTCGGCCGAGCAGCCGCGCCGTGATCCGTCGGACAGGACGAGGCTGACGACGCGCAGCGGAGCGGTGATCTGGAACGCGCGCTCGACCGTGAGCCACCCCTCGACACCGGTCTCCTCGAACTTGTCGAGCTCGAGGATCTGCCAGCCGTCTTGGACCAGCCCGGCCCGTCGCCACTTGCCGATCTTCGGCATGATGGTCTTGGGTTTTACCGTCGGTTTGATCATTAGATCTTCGCCATCTCTTCCCTGATCGTACGGAGGGCGTCGTCCCGGTAGTACTCGTACGGGTCCGCCTGGCGGAAGCGCCCACTGCGGACAAGACTACCAGACCAGTCGCTCCCGTCACCCATCATCGGGCAGATTTCTTTGAAGCTGCACCACCATTCGCAGTTGTTTGAGATCACCGTCTCGCGCAGATGGCTGCGCTGGATCCGATCGATCACGGACAGGTCGCCGCCGCTGCGCGCATACGCCTCGTCGAGCATCGCACGGGCGCCGAGGATCTCCGTGACCACGCTCTGCACCCGCAGCAGCGTCGACTCGATCTCCTCGGGGGTGTATATGAAGGCATCCCGGCGGTAGTACGGAGGCTTGGCCTTCGCCGTCCGCAGGACCCGGCGCAGCGTGTCGATCGTGAATCCGGCGATCTTCGGGCCGTCCGGCGGGGACGCCAGGTGCTGGACCAGCGTGTAGATCTTCATCTGCGGGTTCATCTTCAGCTGCTCGGCTACGTCGAAGTTGCTTCCGGTCTTGTAGTCGCGGAAGAACAGCGCGCCGTCCGAGAGGCGCCGGGAGACCTGGTCCATGCGGGCGCGCAGCTGCGCGCCGGGCACCCCTGGCAGGTCGACGCGGATGTCCGTCTCGGTGGCGACGGTCTCGAAGTCCGCGTCGGCCCCCTCCTCGGCCAGCCACTCGAGGTAGCCGGACACCATGGCCTCGGCCATGTTCGCCTCTTTGGACAGCTCCTCGGCGTAGTCGGGCGCCTTGGACGATTCGATCCTGTAGAGCAGGGCGAGGACCGCCACCGGGTCGAGCTGGTAGCCGTAGTAGGCCTCGAGCGCGGTGTGTACCCGCGAGCCCAACTGGCGGATGCCGACCGGCGATTCGTCAGCGGGCACGAAACCCAGGTAGTACGTCAGGTACCAGTTGCGACGGCACCTCGTCCACGCGTAGATCTCCGACTGCGAGATCAGTGTCATAGCTCTGACTCTCCCTTCACCACTTCGCCCTCGACCATCCGGGACTCGTCCACCACTTCGCCGTCGATCACCCGGATGCGGGGTCGGATGCGGGTCTCCAGCTCGCCAGCGGCGATACCGGCCGACGTCTTGGACTGGAACGGGATCGCGATCACGAGCTCCCCGTCGTTCTGGAGGCTGATCTCCACGCCGCTGTACGGGCGCGGGAACGTGATCTCCAGCAGCCACTCGGTCTGTTGCCTACTCATCGCCGCCGCCGATCATCCAGCGCAGCATCTCGGCGTCCTGGGTCACCTGGGCGGCGCGCTCGCCCTTCTGCTCGCCCAGGGCGAACAGCCGCTCCTCGACCGTCTTCGGCGTGATCGAGTAGACGACGCGCACGCCGCCCTGCGGGTGGCCCCGCTGGCCGATGCGGTCGATGCGGCCGATCTTCTGCTCGCGGGACCGCCAGCTCGGGTCGGGCTGCATGAAGAAGATCGTGTGCGCCGCGGTCAGCGTGATCGACTCGGCACCGGCCGCGGTGATGAGGATGACCCGGCAGGCCCCGCGCTGGAACCAGTCGACCGACTGGTCCATGGCGTCCGAGCTCATGCCGCCGACGACCTTGCAGTTCGTGATCTTCTTGACGGCCAGGGCCTTCTCCGCGAGCGCGACCAGCTGCGGGGAGTTGGCGGCCACGACCAGCTGGCCCTCCTCGTCCTCCAGGAAGTCGATCAGGTCGGCCACCTTCGAGGACGGCATGACCATCCGCGGGTTCTGCGTGGTGAAGCCGTCCGCGTCCTCGCCCTCGACGACCTCCAGCATGGACGACGCCAGCTGGCACAGCCGGGAGAACGCCACGAGATCGTTCTGCGCGACGACGAGACGCCCCTCCAGCTCGACCATGGCCTGCTTGGCGATCTTGTCGTAGACGCGCTTCTGCGCCGGGGTCATGGCCGGGTAGCGGAACACCGGCTCGAGTCGCTTGGGCAGGAACGGCAGCGCAAGCTCCCGCGGGATGCGCCGGATCAACGGCTGCACGAAGCTGTGGAACGTCTGCTCGGTGTCCGGCCGGATGCCGAGCACGGTCGAGCCGCCGTGGAAGTTGATCTCTTTGATCGCGAACAGGTCCAGGTACCGGCTGCGGCTCGGCGCGGAGGCGGCGTCGAGGCCGTGCAGCAGCGGCCACAGCTGGCCGATGTGGTCCGCGATCGGGGTGCCGGTGACCAGCCAGCGGTACTCCGCCTGGTGCAGCAGCCACCACAGCGCCCTGGTCTGCTTAGAGCGCGCGTCCTGCATCCGGTGCGCCTCGTCCGCGATCACCGTGCGCCAGGGTCGGCCGGTCAGGTTGAGCTCCTTCGGATGCACCTCGCAACGGGCGGACGCGATGCCGTCGTCGATGCCCCCGCACGCCTTGCAGCGCACGAACCGCACGCCGGGGTAGGCCTCGAGCCGGGTGTGCGACCGCACGTTCGGCCAGGCCATGATCCAGATATCCGCGTCGGTCCGCTCGATCGCCTGACGGCGGCGCAGCGAGGTGCCGTCCACCACGGCCGTGCGCAGCTCCGGCGCCCAGTTCGCGATCTCCCGCTCCCAGTTGCGCACGGCCGCTGCCGTGCACACGACCAGCGCGGGGAACGGGTCGCCGTTGACCCCGCCGAGCGCGCGGGCCAGCTGCATCCCGCGGATCAGCTGCATGGTCTTGCCCTGGCCCTGCTCGTCGCCGAGGATGCCGTGGCGCCGCTCGTACAGGTAGGCGGCCCCGGCGCGCTGGAACGGGTACAGCTTGCGCGGGCGGCCGTCCGGGAACGGCAGGCTGGCGGCATCGAACTCGTCGAGCGCGTCGCTGATCCCCTCCGCCTCGTCGTCGTCCATCGCGGTGCGCAACGTCCAGGCGTACAGGACGTCCTCGTACGCCTCTTTGGACCACGCCGTGAGCTCGGGGCCGATGTCGAGTGGCTGGCCGCGCCAGAGCATGTGCATTGTGGCGACCGTCGCCCAGGACAGCGGCGCGTGCCAGGTTCCTGCCTTCTTGTCGAAATTGCAACCGGGCATCTGGGTGGCCAGGTGGTTCTCCACCGTGCTGCATCCGATCACGATCTGCTGGTTCGGGTATCCATGGTTGGATATCTCAGCCCATGCCATATCCGCCGTCCCTCTCTTCCCTGATCTTCCGCCGACTCTACAAGATGTCAGCAGTCGTGAGCTTAGCACGCCAGTGAGCTGGCATGTCTCCGGTCCGCAGGCACCAGGCCACCAGGTGCTGGGCCGCGGACTGCGCGTCGTCCTTGCCGGACGGCCAGATGCCCAGGGCACGCAACATGGCCGGGTTGGCCACCTTGCGGTCGTCCGGCGCGGCCGGTGTGATGATCCGCACGTGATGCGTCACGGCCAGGTACCGGGCTACGCCGATCATCTCGATCGTCTGGTGCACCGGCTCCTGCGTGAGCTTGTGCGTCTGCGGCCCGATGTGGAACCTCTCCCACCCGATCATGCCCGCGTAGTTGCACCGCTCGCAGAATGACGCGATGATCTCCGCGGCCCGATCGGGCGGGAACTCGTCGGCCCAGAACTCCTGTGCGCCGGACAGCGTAGCCAGGCCGGTCATGCCGCCTGGATCGATGAACATCACTGCTTGTGCCAGCATGGTCATTCCCTCGCGTCGATAAGCAGCGGCGTGAGGGATCCGCCGTCGAACTGGTCGGACGGTGGGAGCTTGGTCCACACACGCCCCTTCTGGTCGAGCCAGCCTACCCGGCGCAGCGTGGCGAAATACCGCTGTCCGTGCTCCTCGTCCGCGCTGTCGACGACGACCTTCCAGACGTCACCTTCGTGCAGCTTCATGTCGGTCTGCGCCCCGGGGTACCTCATGGCAGCATTCCGCCGATCTTGCGGTCCTTAGTGACCATGACGAGCGCCCACTCACCCGGCTGGAGATCCAGGTTGATCTTCGTGGGGATCCACACCTTGCCGATCCTGCCCGGCTCCATGTGCAGCCGATCCGGATCCCGCAGGATCATGTGCTGCGTGTACGGGTGCATCTCGATGACCAGGTCTTCCGGGATCTTCGAGGAGTCCCCCTGCCAATACGGGTAGTGCTCGTCCAGGTATTCCTCGAGCGCCCTGGCAAGGAACAGCACGGGGCTGGTATTCGAATCTTCCATTTATCCTTTCACCCACCTCTCCGATAGAACCTTTCCGTCCCAGGTGATGGGAACGGCATACGTCGTGCGGTCGGTGAGAATCCTCGACATCTCGGCCAGGGCTTCCTTGGCGGTGTCCTTCGGGAATTCTCCGAGTACCTCATCGTGAATCGTCAGGCGCAGATACGGGGTGAGTCCGGCCGCGTCGAGGTCGATCACGCCCTTCTTCAATATCTCGGCGGAATGCCCCTGCACCTTGTAGTTCAGGCCCGCGTATCCGCGGTTGCGGTCGGTGAACAGGACACGGCCGGTAGGCGTGGTGACGAACCCGCGGCGCCCGGCGCGCTCCTCAGCCCGGCACCGCTGGGTGATCTGGTGCATGAGCCTGTCAGGGCCCGGATACATCTGGCCGAACGCGTGGTAGACCGGGGCTGCCTGCTCGACCGGCACACCGGCGGTCAGGGCCATCCGGTCCAGGCCGGAGCCGTAGATCCGCGCGTAGGTGGAGTTCTTGGTCAGCTGGCGCCGGATGTCGCTCTTGGCGATCTTCTCCGGATCGTCCTGGTAGATCCGGCCCGCCATCAGCCGGAAGAAGTCGATCCCGGTCTCCTCGGCCTGGCGGAACATCTCGATCATGCCCCGGTCCTCGGAGAAGTGCGCGGTGATGCGCGCCTCGATCTGGTCGGCGTCGACCGTCACGAACGCGTTGCCCGGCCGCGGCCGGTACGCGCCTCTGATCATCGGCACGTCCCGGTCGAAGGTCTGCATCGGCGGGTCCGTCACGGACTGCCGGGACGTGCGCGCCTGGCAGGTGTTGATCGAGGCGTGGATCACGTCGTCTGCGTCGCGCAGCGCGAGGAACTTGCGCAGGTGCGTGTTCACGATCTTGTACGTCTTGCGGGCGTAGGAGATCGTCTCGATCACCTGGCGGTGCTGCGGGTACGCGGTGGCGTAGACCCGAAGCGTGTCCTTGTCGATCGACGCCTGCCCGGTCTTGGTGAACATCATCACGGGGATGCCGAGCTTGGCGAGCACGCGCTCGACCTGCGCGGCCGAGTTGACCGAGGTCATGCCGAACTGCTCGTGCAGCCACGCCATGGCCCCGCGCTCCCACGCCTCCAGATGCTCGATCTGCCGCTCGATGTACGGCACGTCGAGCAGCATCCCGGCGTCCATCATCGCCGCCGCAATCCGCGCGGTGGCGCGCTCGAGGTCGTATGCCTCCCGGAACGAGCCCATCGCGGCCGGGCCGGTCTTGTGCCACAGATGCGCCGTGAGCACCGGGTCCAGCGCGGCGTACGCGGTGTACCCCGGGTAGTCGATCGGCACCGTCGCCCACGTCCAGTGGTTGGCGGCCATCGCCTCCTGCAGGATCCGCTCGCCCTCCATGGCGCGCGGGTCTACCATGCGCGATCCGGCGGCCTTCAGCCCGTGCGGCATGATCGAGTCGTGCAGGTGGCAGCTCATCAGCGTGTCGTGGATCTTCGCCCAGTTCAGCTTCAATCCGCTGAACTGGTAGATCACCCGGTGGTCGTAGCCCATTTGGTGCGCGCCCAGGTCGCCCTGGTAATCGCGCAGGATCTCCAGGATCCCGCCGCCCCACAGCTTCGCCGGTGCGGCCCATCCGGTGCGCATGTCGCCGATCTGGATCAGGCGGCACTCGTCCCGGTACGGGGATAAGCCTGCTGATTCAGTGTCGAAGGCGAGGATGCCCTCACGGCGCTCACCGGCCCAGCGCTTGCACTCGGCCAGCTCGTCGATCGAGGTGATGGTGCGCAGGGTCACCCCGTCCAGCACGCCCCCGGCCACCTCAGGCCGCCGACCGGCAGATGGCGCACACCTTCAGGCTGGCGGCGTGTTCGTCGTCGCGCCAGCGCATGGAGCCGGACTGCTTGCCACACAGGACGGTGGTGCCGTCGCCGGACACGGGCAGCAGGTGCGCCTGGGTGTTCGGGAACATGTAAACACGCTTAGGTGTCATCGCGCGCACCAGTGCTTCCCGGCACGGAAGAACAACCCGTTCCAGCCCTTGCTACATGTCCAGCAGCGGTAGAAGTGCGCATATCCGCGGCCGGGGATGGACACCCTGTGCCCTGCCCGCCGGTGCAACTTGAGCCTGATCATCGCGGCGTCCCTCCCTTGGCCACGCACCTGGGGCACGTACGGCCGCCCCTGGGCACCTCGGGGCAGTGCAGCGAGTGGGGGCTGATCTTCACGCCGCACAGCGCCGTGTTGCCGTCGCGCACCGCGTGGAAGGTGTTGCCGTAGATGCTCCGCGGAGCCCAGGTCTCCTTCGCGGTCATCGGACCACCCCCTGCTGCGGCATCAGGGCGAGGAATTCGGGGTGCCGCTTACCAGCGGCGAGCAGCAGCTCCACGACCGGCTGCGACCAGTACGGGGTGCCGGTGCGCCGGTCCATCGTCAGGTCGCCCACCACCTGCGCCTCGGTGTCCATGAAGTGCACGTTGTGCCGGGGCACCTCGATGCGCACCGGCGAGTCCGGCGCCATGACGTCCGCCTCCGGCGGGCGGCACTGGCCGCACGGCTCGGCGTCCTCGGGCAGTCGCTCCGCGGTGGACCGGATGCCCGGGCGGGCCTGCTTGGGCGTGCGGCAGGTGGTGTCCGCGCGGTGGTACAGGATCGAGCGGGACGCGCGGTGCACGGCCCATCCGGTCTCGGTGCGGAACAGGTTGAGCTCGATCCACCGAGCCCGCTGGCCGTCGTCGCTGGTCGACTCGGCGTAGAGCTCGCCGTCGAACTCGGCCACCGTACGGCCGGAGTGATCTTGGATGCAGTGACGTTCCATCGTTCCCTTCCTCCCTGAACTGAACTAGTCATCAGTGACACTCTACAGTAGAATCCGGGCAAAGGTCAGGGAGGAACACATGGATTGTCAACATCAAGATTTCGACTCGGCCGACTCCGTCGTGCGCGCGCTCGGGATCGGCGCCGCCGCGCTGCGCTACCAGGGGCAGGGGTTCGCGGTGCTGCCGCTGGCCCGCGGCCGTAAGAGGCCGCACCGGATGCTCGGGGACTCAGGCGGCGTGCACTGGGCGTCGAAGGACGCCAAGGCCGCAAAGTGGTGCTGGTCACAGGACAAGGCCGCGAACCTGGGTGTGGCGTGCGGGTCGCCGTCCCGCCTGGTCGTGCTGGATCTGGACGTGAAGAACGGGCACAACGGGCCGGGCGAGCTGTGGACCTTCATGCGGGAGCGCGGATACGGGCTGCCCGGCGCGTCCGTGGCCGCGACCCCGTCCGGCGGCGTGCACCTGTGGCTGCGCACCGAGCGCGGCGTGCGCGTACCGGCGCGGCCCGGCATCCTGCCCGGCGTGGACGTCCTGGGAGACGGCAACCTCGTGGTGGCCCCGCCTTCCTCGGCGCTGGTCGCGTCGCGTAGCGGAGAGTCCGTGCCGGTACCGTACCGGTGGACCGGTGGGTGCTTCTGCGACGCCGGGGACGCGCCGCCATGGGTGTTGCAGTGGATCGCCTCGGCGGGCCCCGGGCCCGGATCCGGCGGCGGCAACGGATCGGATGAGGACGTAGACCTCGAGGAGCTGAAGACACATGGGGCACAGGTCGGCACCCGCAACCGGGAGATGTACCGGGCGGCGTGCGCACTGCACCGCAAGATGACCGCCGACGACGTGCTCGAGGAGCTGATGGTCATCTGGCTGGCCGGGGACCAGATGGGCATGCCCTGGCGCGAGGTCATGACGATCAACGAGTCGGCCCGCAAGTTCATCGACGGGCAGAAGCAGAAGGAACGCGCCCAGCGCGACGCATGGCTCAGAGGCCATGGCAGATGACCGCGCGCCGTGCTAACTTGTCATCAGTAAGCACCGTTCAGGGAGGAGCAACATGAGCAAGATCAGATATGAGGGCCGGACGTTCAGCGAGGCCGGACGGGCCGTCGTGCAGGCCGCGGACGCGATCTGCCAGCAGTACGCCGCGGAGGGCTACCGCCTGACGCTGCGTCAGCTCTACTACCGGTTCATCGCCACCGACGCGTTCCCGGACAGCCGGTACTTCACCGGCGACCGGCGCGACCCGGGCAACACCAGCGGGCAGGGCACCAAGAACTGCCAGGCCAACTACAAGTGGCTGGGATCGCTGATCGCGGACGCACGCGTAGCCGGTCTGATCGACTGGTCGCACATCGAGGACCGCGGCCGGGAATCGGCTGGCGGCGACTACGGGTTCGACTCCCCGGCCAGCGCGCTGGACGCCGTGGCCAACCAGTACGACATCACGCACTGGGACGGCCAGCCCGAGCACGTCGAGGTGTGGGTGGAGAAGGACGCGCTGGTCGACGTCATCGCCCGCGCCGCGGGCCCGCTGAACGTCGGCTACACCGCATGCAAGGGCAGCCCGTCGCACTCCCTCGTGCACGACGCGGCGCAGCGGCTGCGCGCGTACGAGCGGAACGGTCGCAAGACCACGATCCTCTACCTGGGAGACCACGACCCGACCGGGATAGATATCCCGCGCGACATCCAGGAGCGGCTGTCGCTGTTCCGCTCGGACTGCACGGTGGACCGGATCGCGCTGACCCTGGACCAGGTGCGGGCGTACAACCCGCCGCCCAACTACGCCAAGGAGACCGACAGCCGGTTCGCCGGATACGTCGAGCTGTACGGCACCGACTGCTGGGAGCTGGACGCCCTGGAGCCGCAGACCCTGGTCGAGCTGGTGGACACGAGCATCCGGCGCCACCTGGTGCCCGAGCTGTACGACGCTCGCCTCGCCCGAGGGGATCGCGAGCGCGCGGTGCTGACCGCGGCGGCGGAGAACTGGGAGTCGGTCGAGCGGTACCTGCGTGACGAGTTGGACGCGGTCGACTAGATGTCGCCGTATAGTCCGCGAGGGACCCGAGTGGCGTCATCGGGTCCCTCGCCGGTCCTGTGCTACCGCGCTAGGTTGGTGGGACCTGGCCGCCGACCCCGGCGATGCGACCTGCACAGGAGTGTGGACGTCCCGCCTATCCCCGGGACGTCCGGAGCGCTCTTCCCCTACCAGAGAGAGGACCACTCGATGAGAAGCATACACACGGCAGCCCAGGTGCGGACATGACCGGCACGGCCGCCGTGCAGGCGCCGTCCGCGGTCGACACCCTGATGGGGATCTTGCAGCGGGACTACTACCTGGCGGCCACAGCTGACGGACGGCCATTCGCCGTGCGCAACGACGTGCCCTCGGTCATGATCCCGTTGCGCGGCAACTCAGGACTCCGTATCCGGCTGGCCACGGACATGTATCGGCACACCGGGCGGGCGGCCAACAACGAGGCCCTGACCACGGTGCTGAACCTGGCCGAGGGCGCCGCGATGGGGCACAGCCGGGTCACTCCGAACCTCCGCCTCGCCTCGCACAGCGGCTCGGTGTTCCTGGACCTTGGACGGCCGGACGGCAAGGCCGTCGAGATCCGGCCGGGTCACTGGCGGGTGATCAACCGGCCGCCGGTGCTGTTCCACCGCACTGCGCTGACCGGCGAGCTGCCGGTGCCAGCGGAGGAGGGGGATCTGGACAGGGTCCGCGACCTGATCAACATCGTGGACGACAACGACTGGGCCCTGTATGTCGCCTGCCGGATCGCCTCGCTGTTCCCGGGCATTACGCACCCGATCGAGGTCATCTCAGGACCGCCCGGATCGGCGAAGACCGGTACGACCCGGATCACCTCGAACTGGATCGACGCCTCGCCCGCGATGCAGCCGGTGCCGCGGGACGAGCGCACCTGGGCGGCCATGGCTGGCGGCCGGTACGTGATGGCGATGGACAACGTCTCCGGCGTCTCGCGCTGGTGGTCGGACGCGCTGTGCAAGGCGGCATCCGGTGACGGCTGGGTGGACAGGGCCTTGTACACCGACGGAGACCTGTTCGTGACCTCGTTTCAAAGCGTGATCATCTTGAACGGGATCACGCTCGGCGGGCTGCAGGGAGACCTGGCCGACCGGCTGGCGGCGCACAGGCTGTCACGGTTGACCGCGTTCCGCTCGGACGACGAGGTCGCGGCCACGTGGGCGCTGGCGCATCCGAGTGCGCTGGCGTGGCTGCTGGACCGCACCGTGCAGATCCTGGCCGATATGCAGTCCCTGCCGTCACCGGCCGGATCGGACCGGCTCACGCGGTTCTCGCAGATCGTCTCGCTGGTCGACCGGCGCTGGCGCACCAACGCCATGGCCTCGTGGCGCATGGGCCGGTTCAACGCCCTGGAGGACATCGTCGAGGGGGACACGGTCGCCATGGCCCTGACGGCAGCCGTACGCGGCACCTGGGAGGGCACCGCGACCGAACTGCTGCACTACCTCGTCATGCACGGCAACCTCCAGGACGAGGGACGCTCGCACTGGACGGCGCGGTCGCTGTCGGACCGCATCGAGCGCACCTCACAGGCCCTGGGAGCGCTCGGCTGGCGGATCGACAAGACCCGGCTGCACGGAGGCAAGCGCATCATCCGGATAACGCCTCCCGTCGTCTGATGACAAGTGCGCCCCCGCCAGCCGTATGCCGGAGACGGGGGCGCTGTCACGCCTGCGGGGGCAGCGGGACGCCGTGCACGACCCACAGGCTGGCTTCGTCATCCCACACCCATCCAGGCGGTACGAGGCCGATCCGGCGGGCACTGGCGGTCCTCCATCGGTGGACGGTCCAGCCGCGTTCGCGCAACTCGCCGCGCTCCAGCGATTCGAGGGAGCAGGAGAAGCCCTGCCGGGGGACGGGCCTGGGCTGCGCACCCAACGACGCATGGACGTCGAGCAGTGCGTGCAGCTCGGTGGACGTGCCCCACCACGGTCGTGTGATCTTGGATTGCAGGGCGGCGAGAACCGCGGCGTCGCGGGCCTCTCGGTTCCGGATTTCGTACTTGGTCGGTCGGTACATGTCATCAGTCTACATGACGTCGATGACAACGATGCGGTGGCATCGGGTGACGCAGGTTTTCTACTCTCTCTGCCCCTGCCCTTTCTCTTCAGGTATCCAGAGAGTATAGAACCTGCGTCACCCGTCGTCGTGCTGTCATTATCGCAGGTCAGGTGCCAAATTGCCTTCGTCACCGCTGCGTCACCCGGTGACGAATGTCGTCTCCCACGTCATAGGTTGTGACAGAAAACCTGTGAAAATATGCGTCACCCTGCGTCTCCCGCGTCATCGGGTGACGTACGTGTGCGTCACCGTATCTGGTGGGTGACGCAGCGGGTGACGCAGCGGGTGACGCATGCAGATAGAGGTGTGCGATTCTGCGTCACCCAGGGGTGCTGAGTTGTCCGTGCAGGTCAGAGAGTTGTCCGACCGTTTCAAGATCCATGATCTTGGTGACCCCCCATGGACGAGGGATCATGCGGTGCGTATGGTGTCGAACATGGACGAGAAGGAAGAGTATCGGGCTCTGGACGACGTGATGGCCAAGCTTTTGGGCCCCGTTCCGGTGCATCAGTGCACTGCGAATAGCAAGCAGAGCGGGGAGCGGTGCACCAACGGGCCGGTGCCCGGCGCGTCGGTGTGCCATATGCACGGCGGCAAGGCGCAGACGACGATCGAGGCGGCCGACCGGCGCACGGTGGAGCGCCAGACGATCATGAACGCCCGGAAAAGCGTCCTCGAGATGACCGACACGGAGATCGTCGAGCGGTACGGCAACCCGGCCGAGACCCTGCAGTGGGTGATTGCGATCTCGCGCGCCATGGCCGGACGGCTGCAGGCCGAGCTGGCCGAGCAGGAGAAGCTGACCTACTTCGACTCGTTCGGCAACATCCACGTGCGCGGCGAGGTCGGCGCGATGCTCAAGTCGATGGACATGGCCGGATCGCACGCCGAGAAGGCGATGCGCCTCGGCCTGGACCAGCGCGGCCTGCAGCTGCGCGAGAAGGAACTGGCGCTGCTGGATCGGGCCTTGGACAACGCGCTGGCCCAGGCCGGGGTGAACACCGAGACGCAGCGCACCATCCGGCGGGTGCTGCGAGCGGAGATCCTGGCCTCGGAAGACGGTGTGGAAACGGTCGAGGTGCGGTAGACTGATGACAAGCAGTCGAGTTCAGGGAGGATGACCGGTATGAAGATCAGGACGAGGAAGATCCAGGCCACGGAGACAAAGGGCGAGTTCGTCACGGCCGCGGCCATGGGCAGCCAGCTGCGGGTTCCGTGGGACTACGGGATGAACGCGGAGGACATGCACGCCTACGCGGCCCGGCGGATGGCCCAGAAGCTGTGCGGGTCCTATGCGGCTCCGGCGGTGCAGGTGGTCGAGACGAACGAGCGCGGCTACGTGTTCGAGGTCGCGATCTAGTGGCCCGGTTCAAGGTGTACGTGGCGGACGCCCGTGGGCTGCTCGCGGACGAGGCCGACTCGTTCGACAAGCTCATGGGCGTCGTGAAGGGCGAGGTCTGCGGCGTATCAGTGTTCAGAGACGACCTGCCCAACCCGCAGTGGGTGTCGGCTGACGGCCTGCTGGCCGAATGGCGCGACAAGCACCCTCGCGACTGATACCGTGGGTGCATGAGTGAAGAGACCCGATCACTCACGGTTCGGTTACCGCATGAGGTCTATGCCAACCTCCGCCGTGAGTCATTCGAGAACTACCGCCCCATGAGCAAGATCCTCATAGAGGCGCTCGAGCAGCGGTACGCGGGGGTGCCGGAGACGCCGCCCCCGCCCCGCCGGTCCGTATGCGGCGAGTGCGGCCTGCCGACCGTCGAGATCCCGACCGCCGACGGACCCGAATGGGTGCACGAGGAGCCGCAGAGCCACTACGCGACGCCCGTGGGGAAGCCGTGACCAGGCCATTGACCGCTCTCGACGAATCACTGGCACGCTGCCGGACCTGGTTCGACGCCTGGGTGAAGCGGTACGGCCAGTACGACGACGGATACGGCCGCGTCCCGATCAAGCACTGCTCCGAGCCCGTGATCGGCATCGACAAGCCGACCGTCGGCGACCTGGGCGTGCTGGTGGAGGGAGTCGAGCGGCTCACCCGCGAGCGGGACCAGGCGGAGGCCACGAGCCGCGCGCTGGCGAAGCGCATCGAGTCCTCCACGGACGAGTACGGCGTCCGCTGGCGCGACCCGAAAGACTCCGCCACCTGGCACACCGTATGGGGCTTCTCCACCGCCGAGGAGGCCCGCGCCTACCTCGAGTATCCGGGCAAGGTCATGGTGCGCCCCGTCGGCGAGTGGCACGACGTCGTGGAAGAGCCCTGACATGGCCAGGGACCGCGGCCTCGCCGTCGAGATCGGCATGCACCTGCGCGAAGCGCGCCTGGACTCGGGCCTGACCCAGGCGCAGGCCGCGGCGAGAACCGGATACAAGCAGGGGCAGATCAGCTTCTGGGAGGCAGGCCGCTACCTGATCAGCATCGACGTGCTGCTCGAGTTCGCGGACCTGTACGACGTGTGCCCGCTCGTGTTGCTGGGACGCGAGCGCTGGCGAGGGACGATCATAGACGGGACCGACATCTCACTCACCCGGGAGACAGCATGAAGATCAACGAGTGGCACAAGCCCGCCGGATCGGAGGGCGGCCAGTGCTGCGTCGAGGTCATGGAGACCGAGGACGGGTTCCGGGTGCGCGATTCGAAGGACGGCGGCGCCGGGCCGGAGCTGGCGTTCACCAGGGCCGAATGGGAGGCGTTCCTGGCGGGCGTGGCGCAGGGCGAGTTCGACGGCGAGGTGCGGTGATGAGCCGGGTCGGCAGCATCATCATCTCGTTCCTGCTGGTCGTCGTGGCGCCGATCTGCGTGCTCGTGCTGGCGGTCGGACGTTGAAGACCCGGCGGGGTTCCGTAGCAGGCAGACACGGTGTAGCCTGCTGACAAGTAGTCAGGATCAGGGAAGGAAGATCAGATGAGAATCGATGTCCAAGGGGTCGAGCACGTCGTGCTGGTGGACGGCGACGGGATGTTCCGGGTCATCGTGGACGGCCAGCTGTACACCGCCGACACCCTGGCCGACCTGCGTTCGAAGGTGCGTGTGGCGACGCACAGGCCCGAGGTGCACGTGCCGTTCTCCACGGCCGTCGGCGGGCACGTGAGGCACGGGGTCGCCGACGACATACGCAAGTCCGACGGCAGCGTGGTGGCGCTGTGGGAGGACATGGGGCGGCACGCCGCCATCGACTGGGACATGGTCACGCTGCGGCACCTGGACGAGGCCGAGGCCACCGCCTACCAGAAGCTGCTCACGGCGCTGGAGGATGCCCGGGGCGCCGTCGCGCAGTTCGAGCGCCCGCTCCGGATCAACCTCAAGTTCGAGCTCCTCAAGGCCCAGCGATCCTGGGAGGCAGGTGACCTGGGATGACACCGCCCCGGCATGCCGCATGCCCGTTCACGGACAAGGAACTCGAGCTGCTGCGGCGCCTGGCCGACGGGGAGACGCGCTCGCGGATCGCGCGGGAGATGCTCGTCAAGGAGCGCTCGCTGTACACGTCCGTGTCCCGCATGCTGGCACGCGTCGGCGCGTCCAACGCGACGCACCTGGTAGCCGGTGCGCTGCGCGCCGGATGGATCAAGTAGAGAGACAGGGAACTGATGAGTGAGAAGACGTTCGGCGCATGGCTGCTCGACCAGAAGGACCGGACGGACGCGATCGGGGCGCTCTCGCGCGCCTGGAAGCAGCTGAGGGACGCGGGCGGGCACGGCCGGATCACCCGGGCGAAGTCGATCCGCGAGCTGCTGAGTGCCCGGCTCGGCGAGGACTGGGAGCGCCTCGGCGGCGACCAGGTGATCATGGACGCCGAGAACGAGTGGGCCAGGGGCGAGGCGGATCCGGCGCCCGACGGGTACCAGACCATCGGCTACATGGTGCAGGACCGCGCCGCTGGCGAGACCCTGGCGCAGTACGCGCAGTCGGCGGACAACACCGGCACGCTCGCGATGGATCAGGAGCAGGTGACCCGGTACGCGGTGCTCGTGGTAGAGGGCGTGGAGCTGCTGCTGGAGGCGGGCAAGCGGTATGTGCTGGCCCCCTGCGTGCCGATGATCAGCGAGGACGAGCCGGATGCGCAGGCGCCGCCGGTGCCAGCGATGCGGCCGGACGGCTCGATGGACTGGGCTTCCCTTTACGGCGCGGCGGATCATACTGTGCCCGAGGGCGACGACCTGGTGTCGCTCGGCCTGCTGACCAGAGAGGACTAGGGCTGTGAGCGGACAGGCACGCACGGCGGATGTCTTCGCACAGATCCAGGTCAAGATCACGGACACCGCGACCGAGGGCGAGATGCTCGACGCCGTGGTGGCCGCGGTCGGTCGGCTGAACATCGCGCTGCAGGCCGAGGGCGGCAGCGCAGAGGTGTCGCGCGTGGTGCGCGCGTCCGTCGTGACGAGGAACGTAGGAGGGCACTTATGATCAGGATCCCGGTACGGGCGCGCCGCCGCGTGATCGACCAGGACGGCCGCGAGATCGACGAGCGCCCCTCGGGGCTGCGGGCCGCGTTCATGCTGGTGTTCCGGCGGCCGGACGAGGTGCAGGACGAAGGGCCCTGGCGCCCGCCCAACACCGGGCCGGACGACGTGGCGGGCGTGTCCCGGATGCCGTTCACCTTCCACCGCCTCGCCGACTGGGTGCGGGCCGGATTCGCGCAGATCGATCGGGACCGCGACGCCCTGGCCAAGTCCTTCGCGAAGGGCCTGAACCGGATGGTCGACGAGAACCGCGCGCGGATCTGCGAGCTGGAGGAGCGCCTGGAGCGGCTCGCCGCCAGGCAGCGCGAGTGGATCGCGCTGGAGAACGGGCGCGTCGTGGCAGGCGCCATGACCGCCGCATACGCGGCCGGGGGAACCGACCTGGTCGAGAAGATGACACCCGCCGTGCTGGCGCGGATGGACGCGCAGCGCAAGGCACTACCAGTAGGAGCAGCACTGTGAGCATGTCAGGGGTCTTCCGTCCCATCTCAGAGCTCGACGACACCGACGGAGCCGACGTCGTGCTCGAGCGGCGGGTGCGCTGGGAGGGCGCGCTGTGCGACGCCGTGGACCGCGTGGTCGACGACGGCGACGAGGTCTACCTGGTCGAGGACGGCCAGCGGGTGGCCGTCATCACGCCCTGCCAGCCCTGAGGGGGCTCGGACGGATACGCTCCTGGCCGTGCTCGCCTGCGGCGTCTGCGCCGTGGGCGTCGGCGAGGCCGTGGTCATCGCCTTCGCGTACCGGGCGCTGATCCGGGAAAAAAGGCTGCCGGAAACACTGGCGCTTGGCGCGGACAAGTGTATTCTGCTAACTGAGGACAAGTTCAGGGAAGAGAGGACACACCATGGTCAACATGACGGCCACCGCGGCGCATGACCAGATCGAGGCCGCGTTCAGCGAGTTCATCGACTGGCGCCCGGCGCCCGAGCTGGATCCGTTCCAGAAGCAGTGCGCGCGCGGCGACCGCAACAGCGCTGCGCTCGCCTACCTATGCGGGTGCCTGGAGCACCTGGCGGCCAAGGGCGGCGCCACGCCGGAGGAGCTGGCCGACGCCTTCAAGAGCGCTCTGCGCAACAGCGACCGGGTAGAGGCGGGATCATGACGGCGGCATACGAGCTTCTCGCGGGTACGCACGGCATCGACCAACTGACCGCGCCGTACACGCTGCTGGTCGAGGCGTTCGGCAACGACGGTGACAACCCGCGCGACGACCACAAGTCGATGGCGCAGTGGGTTGACGACGCGGTGGGTTGGGAGGTCTACGACTACAAGGTCGGCAAGTGCTACGAAGGCCCGTCCGGCCTGGCCCGCCAGGACATCACCAACTGGCACGTGCAGGCGACCGCAACGGGGTTCGCCGAACTGCGTGATCTACTGGACGCGGCCGTGGACCGGCTGAACGCGAAGGCGGTCGCCCAGGTGGCCGAGTCGATTCGGACGGTGGACGGCGACTACAGCAAGCGGGACGACGGCCCTGGATCGAACATCGTCACGCTGCGCAACGGCCAGAACCTGGTCATCGCGCTGGACGGCGACGAGGACCAGCGGGGCAACCACATCATCCTGCCGCACGCCGGACCGCGCGCATGGGTGGCGCTCGCCGGTGACGACGGCGGCGTGACCCACGCCTTCATCGAGCCCGCCAACCTGCGCCAGCTGGCCAAGGCGCTGAACGACTACGTCCGGTTCCTGGACGAGCAGCGCGTCGGGGTGACCGAATCGTGAGCGAGCAGAAGTTCTCCCGCTTCGACTCCGACCCGGAGGCCATCGCCTGGGCGCGCTCCAAGGTCAAGTGGGCGGTCCGGCAGGCCGAGCTGTTCGAGAAGCAGGCCAACGACGCCCGCAACCCCAAGTCCGGCCAGCGCTGGCACCTCGTCGCGGGCTACATGCGCCGGGCGCTGCTCGGCGGACAGGGCTGCGCCATCGCGGCCTTCGACGAGCGGCTGCCCGAATGGGTCGGGCGGATCAACGGCGCCACCATGGCGCCCGCCGACAACGCGGTGAAGTCCGAGCCGTTCCTGCGCATCCTGAAGTGGCATATCGGCGAGGTCGAGCGGCAGCGCCGGGCTCCGCAGTCCCTGACGATCAACGAGGCCGAGGCCGAGCGCTTCGGGATCACCGAGAAGATCCTCAGCGCGTTCGGCATCCCGATCAAGCGCGACGACACGGTACCGGCCGGGCTCGCCCGGCTGGCGCTGGACGACACCAGCATGTACGAGTTCGAACTCCCCGGAGGTGCGGAATGAGCGCGATCATCGAGCCCTGGCACCCTCTGGAGACCGTGCCCACCGAGATGTTCGGGCACGCCCAGGTCTTGAGCTCCTCCGGCGAATGCGAGGTCGGCTGCCTCGACCCGGGCTGCCGCACGATGAACGCCTTCATCAGGCAGGACGTGAGCGTGCTGCCCGGCAAGTACCGGATGAGGGCGCGCACCACGGAGAACGGCACATTCCTCGAGGTCGAGCGGCTAGGTGCGTGATGGCCGCTCCCGGCACGCCCACTGGCGTGTACCCGTTCATGTCGCGCAAGGACCGCGCGCACGGCTACCTGCCCGGCGTGCCCCTGCGCAAGCAGATCAAGGTGACCCGGTTCGTGGCCGGGGACGTGGCGGCGGACGCCAAGGACTGCGTCGAGATCTTCGACGCGCTCGGCCTGGACCCGGCGACGCTGGCGGACAGGCTGGAAGAGATGGAGTGGGCTGCGAACCGGGCCGAGTCGGCGTACCGCGGACACCGCGAGGAGTGCTGGTACACCGGCGAGCCGGACTACAGCGAGCACGGGTGCACCGAACACGCCAGGCTGTATGACGCGTGGCAGGAAGCTCTGCGCACGCTAGGGATCAGGGAGGAAGATCAATGAGCAAGATCGAAGAGCAGTGGGCCGAGGAAGAGGCCGAGCCGATCATCTGCCACTGCCTGTGCGAGGCCGTGCACCCGCGGCTGTGGGTCTGCGACTACGCGGCGCCGCGCGCGCTGCTGTCGCTGGACACCGCCGGTACCCGGATGGAGGCCGAGGGGCGCAAGGAGATCGTCATGTGCCAGCCGTGCGGCGAGGCGGCCATGGAGCGCCACCCGCGGGCTCGCGACCTGGTGGTGTTCGAGGTCCGGGAGAAGTCGGCCTCATGAGGTTTTTCATATCAGTGGGCTGCTGGCCGTTCCGTTTCGGCGTCAGCGGCCCACTGCGCCTGTTCCGGCGGCGTCACCGCCCCTATGGAAGGAAGCCACACCGTGGCCGTTGAAGTGATCTACACCGGGCCTAAGCCCGCGTCAGGCGAGAAGTGGTGCATGGTCTGCGCGTACACCTGGAAGGGAGCCGCGAACGAGATGTTCGCCGACAAGATCAAGGAGTCGATGGAGCTGCCGGAGGGTGGTGACCCGGTGCTGGTGGACACCACGGACGCGCAGGGCCTGCCCCCGCTGTTCGCGGCCGTCGCGACGGGGCTGTACGCGCCCCTGATGCACATGGGCCCGATGGACCTGTGCTGGTCGCACCTGAACGCGATCCAGCTCAAGTCCGCCGGTGGCCTGCACCTGCCCGCGCCCGGACAGGGCATGGGCCTGATGGGGCCGGGGATGAACGGCCGTGGCTGAGCGCTGCGGGTTCAACGGCCGCAACCCGGTCACCGGGCTGCTTGGCCAGTGCGACAACGCGGCGGCCCGCATCGTCATCGTCGCCGTATCCAAGCCTCAGTTCCCGAAGCTGCGGAACTACGGCGTGGCCACCCGGGTCTGCGACTGGCACGCCGTCGATCTGATCACCCACTACGGCGCCGTGGTGCCCGCGCCGGGCGAGCTCGAGGAGGTACGGACGTGACCGAGCAGGAGCCGACACCGATCGAGAGGCCGGAGCGCATCCAGAGGCTCCTGGTCCTGCTCGATCAGGACCCTGATCAGTCCGGCATCAGCCCGCTGGCGGCTGCAATCGTCCGGGACGCGATCAAGGACAACGACGCGCTGCGCAGGCAGATCCTGACGCTGCGCGACATGATCGCCAAGCTGTCGCCGGTCATCGAGGCGCTGTGGAACGCGGCCGTCACCCAGGTGATGCCGGTGTTCCGGGCGCTCGAGCCGTTCCTTACCGAGAACGCGCCCATGGGCGCCGACTGGGACGCGCCGGGCCAGGCCGAGGAGGCAGAGCCCGGACCCGTCGAAGGCGACGTCGCCACCTGCTCGGCGTGCTCCGGCGCCGTCCGGTGGGTCGACTCGCCCTATGGCGGCTGGTGGTCGCACGAGGAGCACCCGGCCGACCAGCACGACGCGGTGGTCGGGGAGATGACGGCATGACGTCCCTGCAGATCGTCGAGGCAGAGCTGGCCGAGATGCGGGCCAACTACGCGGGCGCGTGCCGGACCATCGCCGACATGCACGCCGCAGCGCTGGGCGAGGTGTGCGGGCCGATCCGCGGCGTCGTCGAGGACGTGGCGGACGTGCGCGCCGAGCTCGAGCGCATGCGCACGCACCAGAGCATCGGGCCGGAGCTGCTCACCGCGGTGATCGAGGCCGTATGCGACGAGCTCGGATCGCACGACCGCGACGTCAAGCACGCCGTCGGCCAAGGCCTGCGCCGGACGCTGCCGGTCGAGGGGGCCTGATGAGGGACCCGTGCAGGGCGCTGCTGGACAAGCCGCCGGTGGACCCGCAGGGCGTCCGCGGCCGGTACGCCGTGGCCCGGTTCAAGCACCGGCGCCGGATGCTCGAGGGGCACCTGTTCGTCTGCGGGCCGGTGACCATGTGGAAGTACGTGAAGGATCAGAACACGAAGATGGGAGTCTGGGGATGAACGGACAGAGCGCAGCCGACATGGTGCGCGAGTTCCACGAGACGTTCAGCCTGCCGATGTCCGAGACACCCCGGCAGCCCGGGCCGAACCTGGCTGGGATCCGCACCCGGATATACCAGTCCGAGGTGCGCGAGCTCGGCGACGCGGTGCTCTACGGCGAGCTGCCGGATATCGCGCTGGAGCTCGCCGACTGCGTGTACGTGCTCTACGGCACCGCGCTGACGTACGGCATCGGCCTGGACGAGGTGATCGAGGCGGTGCACGCGGCGAACATGACCAAGTCCCGCGGCGACACCGTGGACGGCAAGGTCCAGAAGGGCCCGAACTACCGCAAGCCCGACGTGGCGGGCATACTCGCCCGGCAGGCGGAGCAGCCGACGGACGGCGTCCGCTACCGCACGTACCACCGGCTCACCGTGTCCCACCACGTCAACGAGCAGGGCCAGCTGGCGCCGCTCTACGAGCTGGCGCACACGCCCGAGTGCGACCGACTGCCCTACGGGGTCAAGTGCGCGCTGGACGTGTCCGGGAAGGACCGGATGGAGAACGGCTGGCCGGACGAGATCGGCGAGTACACCATCGCGGCCTGGGACTCGAAGTACTGGACCGACTCGGGCTGGGAGTACGACGCCGGTGTCGACTGGGACGTGTTCATACCCGTATCACCCCCGGCTCCGGCAGCTGCATGATCCGAACGGCCCCTGTCTCCCCGGGGGCCGTTCCGCTTGACAGGGCGCCCGGATGCGGTAGAGTTGTCATCAGTAGGGCCGCCGGAAGTAGTGGAACACCTTCTGGCCCGTCCCCCGGCCAATGCTCAAACGGCCGGAATCGGCGAATGCGGTTCCCCGTTCAACTCGGGGTCGGCGGCCCGCTCGCAGCACTGGAAGATCCGATCAGGGAGGACGACACCATGGCCGTGACCGGCTACAAGATCAGCAACGAGTGGAACGGCTTCGTCGCGTCGTACCGCTGCGGCGACTGCCTCGACACCTCGACCGGCGTGGACGACATGACCCCGGCCGACGGCGAGCAGGCCTGCATCTACTGCAACCGGGCCGTTGCGGACTACGACACCGCGCACGCGGACGTCGAGGTCCCGGCCCCGGCCCCGCTGGCCGACTGGGAGATCCAGCTGCTCGCGGACGAGGCCGACTCGGCCGCATCGCACGAGATCATCGACGGCGCGTACGTGCTGCCCGCCGTGCCCGTCCACGTCCGGTACGTCTGACCGACACAAGATCAGGGAGAAAGATCACATGACCGAAGACCTCTCGCAGGACGTGCTCGACGCACTGGCCGAGCAGGCCGTGAGCAAGTGGAACACCGCGCCCCGGACCACCGGCTGGCTGAAGTGGAAGCTGGCGTTCAGCCATATCAACGCCAGTGAGGGCCGGATCAAGAAGGCCCTGGAGCCGCTGCTCGAGTCCGGCGCCGTCGTGGCGGCCAGGGGGTCCGACGTCCCCTGGCGGTTCCACGGCAAGCTGGCGACCAGCACCTACTACATGACCGCCGAGTTCCAGGCGGCCAAGCTCAAGGAAGTGGCGGACGCCGCGGAGGCGCGCCGGTGGGAGAAGGCCGCCGACGAGGCAGACCTGGCCATGCGCCAGCTGCACCCGGCCGAGTGGGACGCCCTGAAGGCCAAGTTCTACAAGGGGGCGCAGGCATGAAGATCACTCAGCTGCACCGGTACACGGTCGGCCTGAACGAGGACGACCTGGTCCGGCTGCTCGACGGCCCGGCGCCGGTGACCAAGTGCACCAGCACGCAGTCGATGGCGCCGGTGCGGTTCTCGGCCGTGTGGGAGCGCAAGGACGACGGGCCGTGGGAGTTCTTCGAGGCGCACACCAGCGGACTCCGCGTGCTGGCCAGCGGCGCCCTGGGCCAGGAGATCAAGACCCGGGAGTTCTACACGTACACCCGGGACCGCTGGCCCGACTGGGTCAAGGTGCTGGTGGGCACGCTGGCGCCCGTAGATCAGGGAGGAACCGATTCATGATCGAACTCAAGAAGCCGACCATCGACGACGTGCTGATGCGCACGACCCGGGTGGACCTAGTCGTCCCTCCGGTCGTGCCCGTGATGGGCACGGGCCAGGAGATGTTCGTCGATCAGCTGGTGCTGGCGTTCCGCAAGCAGAACGACGAGCCCTGGCAGGAGTGGTCCGTCCTCGCGATCGGCGTCCGCCGGAACAAGGACGGCTCGCGCGGCAAAGAGGACAAGGTCAACCGGTACGTCAGCTACAACGCGAACCAGCGTCCTGACTGGCTGCTCGAGATCATCAACTTCTTCACGCCCGAGAGCTAGGCCGATGCCGACAGTGAGCGCGGTCAGTGTGAGCGCGTGCCTGCGGAGGCGGGATCTGCGCCCCAGCGGGCGCTACCGCGCCGAGCAGGCCGCGCTCCGGGGCGGCACCGGCTGGTACGTCCAGCAGATGGGCGAGTCCGCCACGGTGCGCGTGCTGGACGACGTGAACCCCCAGCGCGGCGAGGAGACCGCCGAGCAGATCCTGGCCGCCCTGCGGGACGGCGGGTTCACCTGCGACCGGCACTCGCTGAGCATCCACATCACCTCACGACGCATGGAGGCACCATGATCCGCCGCGCTCTTACCAGCATCGCGTTCTTCATGGCCGGAGCGGCCTTCTCGGTCGCCCTCGGCGTACTGCTGGCCCTCGTGTTCGACTGACCGATCAGGGAGAATGGATCATGAGCCTTGAATCAATGAGCGCCGTCACCAACGGCCACAGCACGTCCTACCTCATCGCCTTCGGCTACGCCTACGGGCGGATGGACGAAGAGGACGGCAACCCCTGCACCAGCTCCCACGGGACGGCCGAGAAGTTCGCCGACCACTGGGCGGCCATGGAGGCGTCCGGGGCGTCGCGCCCCAACATGCTCGACGCCTGGACCCGCTGGCGGGCCGGGGCGGGTGCGCGATGACCGACCTGGAAGCCGTCGCCGCCTCACTGGCGGACACCACGGCCAACATCAGTGCGCTGATCGACAACCGGGCGCTGGAGCTGG